TTCTTTACGCAAACATTAAATTTAACATTAAAGTCGATTACTGCTAAAGACTTGAAACAAATCAGTACATTGATTGTACGAATGAATCATTTTATAAAAAGTTTTCAGAGGTATTGACTTTAGAAGAAGGTCATTTTTATACTTTGACGATTAAAGAAAATTCTGACAAGACTGCAATTGATAATTTTGCATCAAGAGTGGTTGCAGATTCAGGAACGTATGAAGCGGAATCGTGTTTATACACTTTCCTTTCATCCTTCGACCATACAAGCACTTTAATCCACAACGATAAGGTATTTGTAACGAATCAAGTTATTGACGATTATAGCGTAAATAAAGACGAATACGTTCAGCATTCGCAAAACATAATTTTCTATGAATAAGAGAAAGGATAATAGTGGTATTCACTTTGTTCAGTTGGAAGCGTACTCAGCACCAAAGACATCCGAAAATAATCGTGATGCGTGGGTAGCGTTTGGCGAGGATAACAAATACTTTCAGTTTTTGATTGACCGATACAACGGATCGACAACAAACAACGCAGTAATTAATAATATTAGCAAGTTGATTTATGGTCGTGGCTTAGATGCTACGGATTCAAGCAAGAAGCCAAACGAATATGCTCAAATGATGATGCTATTCCGTAAAGATATTGTAAAGAAAGGAGTTGCTGATTTAAAGATGCTTGGTCAATATGCTTACCAATTGATTTACAACAAATCAAAGGATGCAATTATTCGTGTTGAACATATACCAGTTCAGTTGTTAAGAGCAGAGAAATGTAATAAAAAAGGAGAAATTGAGGCATACTATTATTCAGATAATTGGGAAGATACACAGAAGTTTGAGCCTAAACGTATTCCGGCTTTTGGTTTCGGGGATAAAACTCTGGAAATCCTTTATGTTGGAAATTACACCGTTGGTCAGAAGTATTACTCGAATGTTGATTATATTGGTGCAATACCTTACGCCAAATTAGAAGAAGAAATTGCTGATTATTTGATTAACGATGTACAGAATGGATTCAGTCCGACAAGCGTTGTTAACTTTAATAATGGTATTCCTGACGAAGAGAAACGTGAATTAATTAGCCGACAAGTATCTGCCACATTGACTGGATCAAAAGGAAAGAAAGTTGTGGTTTCATTCAATAATGATGAAACAAAAAAGACTACGGTTGATTCTATTCCGTTGAACGATGCACCTAAGCATTACGAGTATTTAAGCCAAGAAGCACAAGGAAAGATTTTATTAGGTCATGGTGTTGTAAGTGGTTTGCAGTTTGGTATTCCTTCATCGAATGGATTTAGTTCAAATGCAGATGAGTTAAAGAATGCGATTACTTTGTTTGATAACATGGTTATTCGTTATTTCCAAGATACGTTCATCGATGGGATTGAAAAGGTTTTAGCATTTAATAAGATTAGCTTAAATCTTTATTTCAAAACCTTGCAGCCATTGGAGTTCGTTGATTTGAACCCAATCGCTGATAAGGAAACGGCAGAAGAAGAAACCGGAGTTAAGTTATCAGAGCAAACTGATTTTGATCCGGCTGAATATGGCGAAGATATTGATTTGAGTGAGTGGGAATTAATTGATTCTCGTGAGGTTGAAAGTTTAGAAGATGAAGCTCGTTTGGATGCCGAATTAGAGGCGATGAATAATCCTAAAAAATCTTTAATGGCTAAGATTTGGGACTTTGCGTCAGTTAGCACTGGAAGAGCAAGACCTGATTTAAAATCAGCACAAGATGGAAAGTTATTTATGAGCCGTTATAGGTATTCAGGAAATCCATCGCCAGAAAGAGAATTTTGCAAGAAAATGATGGCTGCTAATAAGTTATATCGAAAAGAAGATATTGACCGAATGAGTGCAACAACAGTTAATCCGGGCTTTGGCATGGCACCAGAACCAGATAAGCCTTATGATATTTTCTTATGGAAAGGTGGCGGATTGTTAAGCGATGTTTACAATTTCGGAACGTGCAAACATTTCTGGGTGCGTGAAACATACAAAAGATTCACAGATCCAAGACGTAAAGGAGCTGAAAAGATTACACCGGCTCAAGCAAGAAAAGCTGGCGAGATTTTACCAGTAAACGATAGAAGAGCTTACATTGCACCTCATGATATGTAATTATGGCAATTGTTTATCAACATATAAGATTAGATAAAAATGAAATATTTTATATTGGGATAGGAAATCAATATAAAAGAGCATATCATAAAGGAGAAAGAAGAAATAAAATTTGGAATAATATTGCTAATAAAACAGATTATAAAATTGAAATTATAGCAGAAAATCTTACTTGGGAAGATGCTTGTAAAGTTGAAATTTCTTTAATTAAAAAATATGGTAGATTAGATTTAGGATTAGGAACTTTAGCTAATTTAACAGATGGAGGGGATGGTTCGGTAAATAGAATACAACCTAAAGAAGAAAAAGATAAAAGAGCAAATTCAATAAGAGGATTAAAAAGAACAGATATTACAAAACAAAAAATAAGTTTAGCAAATACTGGGAAAATTAGAACTTTAAAAGCAAAAGAAAATATGTCATTAGCTCATAAAGGACAAATTCCAAAAAATAGTAAAATTGTTTTAGATTTATTTACTGGAATATTTTTTGATAGTTTAAGATCAGCTTGCTATATGACAAATGTAAAATACAAAAACGAATTTGCTTTAATGGCAAGAAATAGCATTAGATCACGATTTAAATTTATATAATGGCAACTGCACTATTTGTTTCTCGTGATGAGATAATTAAATTTACGGCTTTAAATGGTAATTTGGACACTGACAGCTTTGTGCAATGGGTTAAGATTGCTCAAGATATTCACATTCAGAATTATCTTGGGACTAAGTTATTTAACAAAATTAACGATGACATTGTTGCTGGGACTTTAGCTGGCAATTATTTGTCGTTAACTAACGTTTATGTAAAGCCGATGCTTATTCACTGGAGCATGGTGGAGTTCCTTCCATTCGCAGCTTATACAATTGCTAACAAAGGAGTTTACAAGCATAACTCAGAGAATAGCGATACGGTAAGCAAAGAAGAAGTTGATTTCTTAGTAGAAAAGGAACGATCAATCGCCGAGAATTACACTCGGCGGTTCATTGATTATATGAGTTTTAATAATAGTTTATTTCCGGAGTATAACACTAATTCAAACGCAGATGTCTATCCAGATAAAGAAAGTCAGTTTGGTGGTTGGATCTTGTAGGGGAACTTACAAGCCAAAGGATGAAAACATTAAAAAATTAAAGGTTTATTTAAACAAGTTAGAAAATGGCAAATAGCATAGGATGGGGGCAAGGGTCAAGTAATAACTCAATCGGTTGGGGTCAAGGAGATGTTAATAATAATATTGCTTGGGGAATTGTCTATGGGTTAAGTTGGTCAGGAGAAACCGATATTATGGGTGGACAAGCCTACCTTGTTACATTTGTCAATAATTTTCAAACAAGAGTTACGGCTGATAGTGGAACGTTCGAGGCATATTCTTGTTTATACAATAGTTTAAATGGAGAGCTTTCAAATGGTGGTGCATTAGTAATTCCTTTTGAGGCGAGAGTGGTTGCGGATAGTGGACTAATGGAAGCGGAAGTTTGTTTAATTAATTTTGTAAATAGTTTAACTTAAAAAGATATGAATTTATTAGATACCGCCAGTCTCGTTGTAACTCCGAATGGCTATAAGGCATCAAAACTTTACTCAATTGTTCCTTCGGATGGAACGGGCGATATGACTTTTGCACGGACTGGAGATACTGCAACTCGTGTTAATTCAAGTGGTTTGATTGAAACGGTTTTAGCTAATAAGCCAAGACTTGATTATTTGGGTAGCACTTGTCCAAAATTATTACTTGAGCCACAACGGACAAATTTATTACAAAGAAGTCAAGAATTTGATAATGCTTATTGGACTGGTGTAAGAGCAACAATTACTGCAAATTCAACGGTTAGTCCAGATGGCACACAAAATGCCGAAACTTTTGTTTCATCAAGTGGTCAATCAAATGTGCCAGCAATATACACTGAAGCAATAACATTTACTGGAAACACGGCATATACTACAAGTCTTTTTGTAAAAAAATTAGGCACTCAGAATAATTTTAATATTACTTATTTAGATAATTCGTCTGGTGGTGGCGGTGCTATTAAATTTAATGTTTCAACATTAGCACTTACAATTACTCAAGCACCTAATTCATCAGTAAGTGGTAAAATTACAGATTATGGAAATGGGTGGTTAAGATTGGAAATGTCATTTACTACTATTGCTACTCCTACTTATGGATATTTGCAATATAGTATTGACACTGCTTTAACAACAAACGGGTTTGCTATTTACGGCGCACAATTAGAAGCCGGTGCCTACGCAACATCATACATTCCTACGACTACGGCAAGCGTAACAAGGAATGTGGATACTTGCTCAAAAACATCTGTTACTGCATTAATTGGTCAAACAGAAGGAACAATTTTTTGGGATGGGATAGTACCTCCATCTGATACAGAAATGTTTGTTTTAGAAAACTCTTCGCCATTGTGTATTTTAAGATTTAGAAAAGTAAGTACAAGTTTAAGATGTCAATTATATATTGATTCATCAGGATATAGTTACTCTCCAACTACTACTGCATATTCAGTCGGACAAAGAGTTAAAATGGCTTTTGCATATAAAAGCGGAGATTTAGCATTCTATATTAATGGAACTCAAATTAATATTTCAACATCAACATTTTCAAGTTTATCTTTAAATGCGATTAGATTTGCAAATGACTTAGGAACTGCGGTAGTTTCTTATAATCAAAACAATTCTGCATCTATTTGGAAAACACGTTTAACAAATCAAGAATTAGTAACTTTAACGACGATATAATATGAAGTTCCTTAAATACGAATTCACGCCATCTAAATGGGCAGAATTACAAGCAGATTTACAAGTAAGCAATACAATTGGCGAAGAAACTACTTTGTCTTACAATCACGAGATTATCGAATCAGTTGTGGAAATCGGTCATATTATGATTACTCCGCCAGTAATTGACGAAAATATGAACGTAACAACTGAAGCGGTTTTATCTGATAAATATTCAGTTGATATTCTTTGGAAGAATGACGAATTACCTTCATTTGCATCTTACAAAATATGGTGTACCCCAGTAGGAATTCATTCATTTGGTGCGTCAATTGATGCAGATTACGAGCAAACATACTTAGAGCAATTAGCTAACTAATGGAACAGCATTCGCATCCGGCTGGTGTATTATCCGTATTATTCGGAGGATTATCCGCAATTATTTCATATACATCAATCAGCTATTTAGTTGGGATTGTATCGGGTT